CGCGTGTTTTTTTTTTTTTTTACAAACACTAACTAAAATTATTAATAAATCAACCACTACCACCACTCATAATCCTGAAGGTGGTTTTGCCAAGGGCCAACATTTTTAGGGTGATGAGCTTCACGATCCAAGATTGACAATTTCAAAAGCTCATCACGAGTAGGAAAGTTAGGATGAACAATCTTATAATTAATCTTTCTCAAATACTTACAATCCTCTTCAAGCCATTTAGGTAAATTACGGAAAAGATAATCAGGACCAACAATACGAGAAGAAATAGCAAAAGAATGATTATAAAGATACTCAAGAAAATAATAGGATATAGGGTCAACACCAAGCGTATCATAGGCCAACCCAATAAGTCGAGAAAGGTTAAGATAAATAGGAGAATCTCTATACTTAGGAACACCCGCACGCCATTGATACTGAGGAAACGGTCGATAAGAAACGACTTTAGCAATTGAAGGACACAATTGACCAAGATTAAAATTAGCTGACTCAATAAGGTGACGTTTCAAATAAGTAGGACCAGTATAAGCATGACTAACAACCTCATTATTTTGCACATTCAAATACGTTAGAACACTAGTAAACTCTTCAAAATTTTTCATTTGAATACAATGAGCTGCAGCCATATATTGAGCAAATCCATGAATATTAATAACATCTCTCAAGGCTTTAGGATAAATCTTTAAAAGATCATCACCATACACAAAAATAGCAATCATTCTATAAGCCAAATTTTTCCAAATTAATTGACGAACAGCAACAGAAGATCGCTCCATTACATTAAATATGTATGACAACCAATAAATTACACCTACAATCCATGAATCCCCATGACTTGTCTCCAAAGACCCAGAAGGCATAACTCCAATCAGTAATACATAATCTCGAATCCAACGCACGGTTTTACCAGCAAGTTGCTCAGCACAAGACTCTAAAATATATTGAAACATTCGATAATTAGGGTCAGCATCATCACGTCTTATCCAAATCTGAGCAAACATCATATAAATCACCAAAGGAAGAGCAGTAATCACAGTATCAAGCGCTTTTATATCACCAGAAGAAACCAACATAGAACCCTCAGCAACACGACGATACAAACAATTAACATTAGCAGGAGAATCACCAAAAAGAGGAACCCTCTCATATTTATCACACATATCACCACACAAAGCACGATACAACATCTCAGCACCACCACGCGTCCACGTAAAGCCAATAGATATATTAACAGTCATATTTCTAGCAAAACCTACTCCATAGATGTCCTTACAATCTGGAAAGTAAGTCCGTTCACCTTTCATCCTAGTTATAAAAAATTGATGCAACAAATAATCATTAGACAAAAAGAATAATCTACTTTTCATATACATCTCTTTAACAGTAGCAGAGTCATACTTACCTTCATCAATAGGCGAAAGATTCTGTTCCTTAACTGACATTGTTGTAATAAAAGACTTAACATTCTTAGGATAAGGAACAAGACCATCAACAGTTTCATCCAATGCGGTAAAACATGTCTCCAACATTTCTTTAATCAATAAGCATTGAGACTGACGTTTTGAGGGATGAGTTTGACACTCAACAGTAGTTATTGAATCAAGGAGAACAGGGTCGAATTTTTGCCACTTACGATAACCACATTTCGCGTTACTAAATTTTAACAAATCCAAATCTGACGGTTTAAACTCGAATTTAAATTTTTGCAAATTAACACAATACTTATAGTAGAAGTTTAAAGAACGATGAACATCATTAAACCTAAACTCAGGCAAAAAAGAAATATAATTCTTAGGAAGTCTTGACAGTTTAGAACCCAAACCAACCAATGGATTAAAACACGCATTAGAAACGTACGGAAAAGTCGGAGTACCACCATAAGCCAAATTATATGAGGACAACATCCTCAAACACAAAATGACCAAAGGCGGCACACCAACATCTCTTTTAATTACCCCAGTAACATGATGGTTATGAGGACAAACCAACTCCTGGGATACTTGTAAGATTCCATACTTCGCAAATCTCTGAAGATCAGCCTGCCACAAAAGATCAGCAATTAAAGTGCTAACCGGATGTTTAGGAGTGGCAGGAGGAAGCCAGCTATCAGGTAATCCAGGAATAATCATTCTGAACATATTAGCTGCTTCTTGCACTTCACACTTATTCTTTGGTGTTTGATAAATAGCATCTCCTCTAATTCCAAAAGTAACCATGGAACTATTTCGAAGCAAATCAAGTTTCTCATCCAAATAAATAAGCATCCGACGCTGCGTCTCATCAAAAGTCTCCTCTCTCAATTGAGAAAATTTAACTAAAGGACCTTCCTTTGAAGTCAAATCATAAGTAAGTTCACGTTTAACAGGATCAACTTTAACACTAAATTTCCTTATAATAAACATTGCAATATGCAATGCGTTCTGAAGAGCCCACGCTCGAATTTTGTTTTTCGGTTGAAGATACAGTTTCACTCTGGCCGAATAGGACGCAACCAGTTGAC